TCTGGGCTATCGTATAAAACTCTGCGTAACTCGTTCTGAGTCATGCCCTGCTGAACTAAAGGCAAGTATGTAGAAACACCTTCTAGCCCAACATTGCGACCAAAGGCTTCGTTGTATAAAGAATTAATGTCCTGAATTTTACGGCCTTCTGGCGTTAACCCTGTTGTTGGGTCAGTAAATTGCTGTTCAAGCTGTTGCTTCTGGTACGGACGTTGCTCTTGTAAAGTGTTTAATGCTTCGTTATACATTGGCATACCCGAATAGCCTCGCATACCGCCAGCAAAGGTCTGAGGGGCTTGTATGCCGTCTGTGGCAAACGTAGGTGAACCACCACCCATTCCAAAGGCATTAGCAGCCATTCCTGTTGAATCAAAAGCAGCCGTTTGCAAAGGATTAAATGCGGCTACATCAGCACCATAATAAGGTGTGTAACCTATTTGGCCCAGTTCAGTACCAGTCTGATATTGTCTCCGTCCAGCGTCTTGTATCCATTGGGGGATTTCTGTAGTCGAGCCTGTTGATGTAGTACCACCGCCACCGCCAAATAAAAATGACATTTTAAAACCTCTTTTCTAATAAGACTAGCTGCGATTTCCAGCCACTTTTCTTTAATGCTTTAGACCAGCCTTTTCGACCTGTCATGGTTAAACTTTCACAGCCCTGATCTTTTGCCCACTGGATTACTGAATCGTGCATACTTATAATTTCTTCAAGATTTCCACCACCCAAAAAAACGTGTAAAACCTTCTTTTGTGGGTGCTTATTTATCTCCGTTACAAGACAAGAATTAGCCGCAGGCCATAGTTGTGATGTGCCTGCAATTATACCACGTTTCACATCTTCAAAATTGTGTGTGCCACCGCCATATTCAAGGGCGCTTTCTATCCAACCTCTGCATCGTTCTAGCTCATTCATTATTAACCCACGACCCAAGCCGAGGCATTTTTAAACACAGGTATAACTACTGAACCGCCACCTGAAACTGCTGCGCCAAAACTGGGTGAAGATGCGTCAGTAACATATTCTCTTTGACCCACAACACCTGTGGGCAACGCTGCCACAGTGTAACCAGGCGACTTTAATTCAATACCGGCAAACAATCCGCTTTTAGAAATTACAGGGTATCCAACAGTTCTATCCCACAATATAACGCCATCTTCTGCCGCAGATTCTTGCGAGGCTTTTTGACGTAATTGTGACCTAACTTGTATTAGATATGTTGCTAAACGCTGTGACCAATTTAGCCAGTTTTCGCCAATCGGTTTAGGTGGCATTTGTTGTAAACTCACCGCCTGCCCCCCGTCTTAACTTCAACCCTGTTAATGCCCACGCGCCAATCGCCAGAAGTGGCTGTGTCTATACGCAAACGTAACTGCCTGCCACTAATACGCAATGACACAGGATTAGACATAGTGAACGGGCCATAGCTTCGCTCAGTATCATTTGGATAGAAACGAGACTTAATCGTTGCTGTAACGTCACCCTGATTTCGTTCATCAGGTATTAGTTGAGTTATGCTAGCAATGTTCTCGCCCGAACCAATCATAATCGGGCCTGATTCAGCAAATGGAATTAAATTATCGTAATTAAATCCAACCTCATGTTCATAAATCTTTTTGTTGGTCGGGTCAGCATAAATAGGGTAACGATAAACCCCAGCGTCAACACCAGCCGTCCTAGCAAGTTGGCCTATCGTCCAAGTGTTTTCTTGATAATTAAACGAGACATAACGATTGTTTTCAGTATTGTCATCACTTGGATAGAACCAGCGAATCTCACTAAATTTAGCATTTGAAACTGCCACAACTTTAGCCATTTGAGATACGTTAATGTCGCTGTATAAGTAGTCAGCAACGTCACACTCTAGCTCTTTAACTGTGCCGCCTGAATACATAAAGAATGATTCCTTGCCCATCCACACCGCGCCCATATCTACTACAGCAACCCCCTGTGCGCTCACAATGCCACACGAAGTGCCCACACGCTCTATGCCATAAACGTAAGGTGGGCCTGAGTACGTTGCTGTGTGCGCGTCTGTAGTCGTTAGAATCAACGCTTGGTTCTGAACCTTTACACCGCACTGAATGCGTCCAACAGTTTGCAATTCTATTGAGCCAGCTTCATTGGTCGCAGCAGGAGTCCATAACGTGTTATTTTCACGATCACACCACTGAACCTTTCTTGGATTGCCAGCAGCACCAAGAGCAAATAAGAATCTTTCATCAGTCACCATGATGCCTGCGTTACCAACAGGCGCGTTAGTTACCTGTGCGGCTATTGTACTTGTGCTTAACGTCCACTGATAAATTTTACCATCTGAGCTAGAGCAGGCGACTAAGTTTTGACCAAACGTATCTAATGACCACGTTGTCGCTGGATTACCCGTTGAGCGTTCTAAACGAGGCTCACCATAGCCGTCAGAGCCATACACGCCACCACCAAATGCTGTTGCATCAATAGAAGTTTCTGTACCAACAGTTAAGCCTGTGGGCGTTATGTCATATAAAGCTGAATTAACGTCATAAATATATAGCTTGCGGTAAGTTCCAGCAGCTATCCATCTGTTATCACTATTGTCTAACCAGGCACTTAATGATCTAGTAATGTTTGCGGTTGCTGAATCGCTTCTAAGCCTCCAGCCTTGAATCGGCTGCATTGTCCCGTCATGCCAGCGCACAAGATTACTGTCACGCCACCGCCCTTGGCTTTGCAAGTCAGTACCATTGCGATAAATACCAGCAGGTAAATCTAGTGGAATTAATGGCATTGTTAATCCTATTTCTTCTTAATTGGCTTTGCTGTCTTTGCGGCTTGCTTGAAATCATTAGCTGTGGGCCTACCTTTAGCCCCTGCTTTTTTCATTGTTTCGCCAGAGCCAGCTTTAATGCGTTTTTTCTTAGCTGCAATATTTCCATACAGGCTCATGGCGCAGTAGGCCAGTTAATTGTTGTTGGGAAGTCTGATTGTGCTGGCAGATTTCTTAGCAAAGTGCGGTACGCTGCCATTTCCGTTGTCATAGTCACATCAGAATTAGCCGTCCAATCGGTAGCTGCGAGTAAGCTATTGCGATTATCTCTAGCCTCTGCTGCTGCACGATCATCTGCGCCTGCTGCCCATAAGGCCTCTTCTGCATCACGGGCTGTTTCTTCTTCTTCTGTGAATGGTATGTTTCCTTCGGATGTTGCGTGGTGTCTAGTCATAATATGTATCCTTATTTAGCTATGCCGTAAAGTCTGAATGTGCCACCAACTAACGAGCCAGAGGATGCATAAAATCGTATACCCGTCAAAGCTGCTGTTGAACCCGTATTATCTCCAAATCCTTGATTACCTCTCGCTCTACCGGCTTTCGCTACAGAATCCCACGTTGCCATTTTACTGAATGAAGTGTTTGACGGATTAGCTGTATAAAAATTTATTGTAGTGTTAGCTCCTGTTCCTGATGTTGCTACATTTTCAGCGTAACCTACAATTGCTAAATTATCAGCGCTTGTGCTACGATTCACGTTTGGGGTTGCTGTCGAATCTTTATACTCTACATTGTAGCGGTAGCCACTGGTCACATATGATCCCCCTAACTTCATTCTTGCTCTGATTTGCACTCCATTACTAGCGACATTAAGGCCTGTAATCATTATTACATATGAGTCATAAGTGCTGTCGAAAGTAGTCTCCACATCGACTGTAGATGATCCTCCTGCGTTTCCTAAAACAGTAGACAGTAACGTCATACCAGGAGTGGCAACAGTACCCCAACTTGGAGCACTACCATTAGTCGTTAAAAACTTACCAGTGTTTCCTGATTGACTTGGTATTTCGTCTAACCCATACAACAACAGGCTTGTTGCTGAGACTGCTTTACCAGCAAGTACAGGGGGTACTCCAGCACTGGTAGCAAGAGTGCCGTTAGGTTGTACAAAGTAAGTTGAGCCAGCAGTTAAGCTAGTTTGGTTATCACTAATACCGCCTTTAAGCATGATGCTGGCAGTTTGCCCGTTAGTGTATGCTGCTGTGGCTGTGCCTAAGAAGTTGGTTGAGGTTAGGTTTGTGCTAAATGTCTTGGTTTGAGAAACAATAGCTTTGCCATGATTAGAAGCATTAGTGTCAGTAAACGCTTGAACAATCTTACCAGATTGCGTAAATGTGTAGCCCACAGCAGGAAAAGTTGTGCCTGTTGATTTAACGACCACAGGAGTTAATGTAGTAACTGAATTGCCAGACAAGGTTAATTGTGCAAGCATCAAAGGATTACCAGCACCTGAATTATAATAGCTAATCACAGCTAAATTTACGTTGCTTGGATCAAAAGCTACCTCAATTCCTGAGTTGTGTATTGCTTGCACATCTAACACAGTGCCTAGCGTAATACTAGTACCCGACACTGATCCGACTACAGCTTTGAGAATATTACCAGCATTATGACTCCATCCTAATAAGAATCTATTCGCAGTAATAGGGTCGTATTTTATGTTTCCAAAATATTGTCCCGTTGAATCAAAAGTTACTGCTGTCCCTACTGTTAGAGAAGTAGAATTTCTAGTTAAAATGGCCACTTTTCCGTCTGTTGCATCTTCATGTTGAAACGAAAGTGCAAGTTTATTAGTATTATTTGGGTCAGCCGCTAGTGATATGTGAAGTGCATTTCCTGTTAAAAATTTAAATGGGGTTCCAAAGGATGATGAATTACTAGAAACAGTACCTACGATTGAAGAGCCGTTAGAGTTAGAGATTTTATACGCTATTACATATATATTTGCAGCGCCACTAAAAGCTATGCGTATATTAGATGTGGTCCCTGAATTAAACACGACACCCGAACCAAAGCTAATACTGGTTGAAGAAACTGTACCAACGTATGACGTACCATAATTGTTATTGTTTTGATTTCTACAAACAACAACAAATTGATTTGCAGTTGCAGGATCAAATGACACTGAAATTTCTAATGTATTTCCTGCATTAAACACGACAGGAGAGCCAAACGATATGGAATTATTACTGACAGTTCCTATTATTGCTGTACCCTTCTCGCCATTTCCAGTGTCTTGGTAACATAAAACAAATTTTGATCCGTTATTAGGATCAAATGCTATTTGAATTCTATTTGAACTTGCTGCTTCAAACGTAGTTAAGCTACCCGAAGGTATACTGGCCTGTACGCCAGATGTACCAACAACCTCAACTTGACCATTGGCTTTAAGTATTACTGGCTTACCATTAGGCAATGTGCCAGAAGCTACAAAGTCCTCTGCACCGCCTGCTGGTAGGTTTGTTAGGTTAGCTGCGCTTCCATCTGGTGCGAGTACGTCAGAACCAATAGCAACGCCTAACGCTGTCCTAGCGGCTCCTGCCGATGATGCACCTGTGCCACCTTTGCCAACCTCTAAATCTGCACCTGTAAAGTTTGCGTTGGTTACATCACCAGCTACTAAGACTGTGCGCAGTGTTTCTGCGTTTGTTCTTGATTTTGACATTATGTATATCCCTCTACGCGTTTAAGGCATCAATCTGCGCTTGTAGTGCTGCAATCTCTGCGACTTTAGGGTCAACCCAACCAGCCACATTACCCCATGCACTGCCGTCATAAGTGTGCTTACCGCCTTGCCACCCGTCTGGTACTGTAACGCCAGTGTGAATTGTTGAATTGCTAGAATTCATATCACCAATAATAAATTCGGGAGTAGTGATATTGTCTCCTGTCGCAGTAATAGTTGCATCGTCTGCAAAAGTGTAGACTGATACGTTGCCTGTGTTAAATGTAATTGTTTGCATGATTAAATACCTTTAAGTAGTAGAGTGTTTGATTTAACCGCCTTACCTGCAATGACAGAAGGGACGCCAGCAGTTGTGGCTAGTGTGCCGTTAGGCTGTATATAGTAAGTTGATCCGATTGTAAGACTAGATTGGTTGGTAACTACACCACCTTGAAGCATTATCGTAGCGGTCTGCCCGTTGGTATAAGCTTTGGTTGATATGCCTAAGAAGTTTGTAGCAGTTAAGTTAGTTACTATTGTACTTATCTGCCCTATCATAATTGAGCCTGATGTACTTCCAAAATCCCTATAAGAAATTGCAAATTTACCTGATGTATTAGGGTCAAAAGCTATATCTAAGTTATCACCACCCTGCCCTCCATTCCATACAATTTCCGTCTCAAACGAAACAGAAGTGCCTGAGACAGTTCCTACTCTAGCTGCCAAAAGACTTGAATTACCTACATCTTTATAAACAACTACAAACTTACCAGAGTTGCTAGGGTCAGCAGCGTGTATCTGCGATACTACTTGGGCTGAATTGTAAACAACCGCAGAGCCATAAGAAATATTAGTCCCTGAGAGAGACGCTACTATAGAAGTGCCGTAATTACTATTGCCTTGATTTCGGTAAGTTATTATGTATTTATTAGCGGTATTAGGGTCGGCAGTTACAACTATATCGTCTGTGACTGAGCCATTAAATAAGAATTTAGAACCATATGGAATATCATTGTTACCTATCGTACCTGCTCTAGCCGTACCCTTATTTGAGTTAGACCCATCTTGATAAACAACTAAAAACCTATTGGTGGTATTAGGGTCCCATGATATATTTGATGTAGTGACTGTGCCACCATTAAAAATGATCTCACCGCTAAAGCTTATAGACGTTCCGCTTACCACCCCTATTTTTGAACGTCCACTTCCATTACCTCCCGTAGCTCTATAAGCAACAACAAATTGATTAGCGACATTAGGATTATATGCTGCACTTCTAGTAGAAAGGGTGATTGCGGCTGAGTAAAATACAGTAGCAGCACCTAGACTTATAGTATTGCCAGAAAGTGTACACACTCTGCAAGTTCCGTAACCATTATTACTAGAATCTTTATAGACAAGTATAAATTTACCAGAGGTGTTTGGGTCAAATGAAACTATTGTGGTAGATATAACATTGTTTCTAAATTCTACGACAGAGCCAAAAGAAACTGAACTGCCTGAGACAGTGCCAGCAACAATACGACCCCTACTAATGCCACCTGATGCATCAAAGTAACAAGATACAACAAACTTGTTTGCATTATTAGGGTCAAAAGCTATTGAAGTATTCGTAACATCTGCGGCAGTCGTAAAAGCGTGTTTAGAACCTAATGGAATCGCCTGTGCACTACCGCTTCCAGCAACAGCCTCAACCTGTCCATTAGATTTAAGTATTACCCTACCGCCATTTGGCAATGTGCCAGAAGCAATAAAGTCTATTATGTTGCCGCCACCGCCTGCTGGCAATAATTCGCTTAATGTTGTCATTTATACGCTCCAACCGATTGTGCTGTTAATATACGTCATTACAATCTGAGCAAAGTTTTTATCAAACACCAGGTCAGTGCCAGAACTAGCAATGTTTGAGCCATTACGGGCGATTGTAAATGTTGATGTAGCGGCTGCACCTGTCCCATCTTTAATGGTCACATAATTACCAGCACTAGGGCTTGAAGGTAGGGTGATAGTAATACCTCCAGCCGATGCAATGTGATAACTAGCATTAACTGCCGTTACGCTACTACCTGTTATTGTAGGTGGCACTTGCGCTGCGTTTGCGGTTGTCGTAGTTGCAGCAAGGTCGGTCTGGTTAGCTAATTCTACCCATGCGCCAGCGTGAGCATAATACCCTTTTCCTGTGGCGTGAACGTGAGCAAACATACCATGATATGTGCTAGCTGATGGTAAATCACCAACTTGAGAATACATATTGGCAAACAAGACTTTGCCAGTAGTGGTGACGTTGTTAGAACCCATGTTCAGC